TACAGAGAATATAGAACTAACCAAGATAGGTTTAAATTAGGTAGAAACGGTTATTTAAATGGGGCTTGTCCTTCAATTAAATACCCGACAGCAACAGGTTGGGGGGCGTTCAAACAGATTACTGTTGGTGATAACACACAAGACTACGCAAACACTGACTACTACGCTTACTTGTTAGGACAAAGAACTTTTGCTAACCCTGAAGCGGTTAACATAAATCTATTTGTTACACCTGGTGTTGATTACGTTAACCATTCAGACCTTGTTGAAAGTGCTATTGATATGATTGAAAATGATAGAGCTGACTCATTATATATCTGTACAACACCTGACTACAATATGTTTGTACCATCAACTCAAGGTAATTTAGATTTAATTTACCCTCAAGAAGCGGTAGATAACTTAGACGGTACTGGTATCGATTCTAACTACACGGCAACTTATTATCCTTGGGTATTAACTCGTGACAGTGTAAATAACACTCAGATTTATTTACCACCAACGGCTGAGGTAACAAGAAACTTGGCTTTAACAGATAACATTGCTTTCCCATGGTTCGCAGCGGCGGGTTACACTCGTGGTATTGTAAACTCAATTAAAGCTCGTAAGAAGTTAACTCAAGAAGATAGAGATACATTATATCAAGGTAGAATTAACCCTATCGCAACATTCTCAGATATCGGTACTGTAATTTGGGGTAACAAAACACTTCAAATTAGACAGTCGGCTCTTGATAGAATTAACGTTAGAAGATTGTTATTACAAGCTCGTAAGTTAATTTCAGCAGTTTCGGTTAGATTATTGTTTGAACAAAACGACCAAAAAGTTAGACAAGATTTCTTAGATGCGGTTAATCCTATCTTAGACGCAATTAGAAGAGACCGTGGTTTATACGACTTCCGTGTAACAGTATCTTCAGATGTTGCTGACTTAGACAGAAACCAAATGACAGGTAAAATTTACATTAAACCAACTAGGTCATTAGAATTTATTGATATAACATTCTATATTACACCTACAGGTGCGTCATTTGAGAATATCTAATAATTATATAAGGTGGGGAGTTAATCCCCACCTTTTTAAGCCTTATCATTTTAAATGAACAAAAAATATATATTCAGAGAAGGTATTGACGAAACGGGTAGTCCCGACATGAAGTATTACGCATTTGATTGGGATGACAATATAATGATTATGCCGACTAAAATTATTTTAAAAGATGAAGACGGTGACGAAGTTGGTATGTCCACAGAGGATTTTGCGGAATATAGAACTGAAATAGGTAAAGAACCTTTCGAATATGAGGGACACACTATTGTTGGTTATGCTGAAGAACCTTTTAGATTTTTTAGAGAAAAAGGTAACAAACAATTTATAATTGATTCTATGATGGCAAAACCAGGACCTGCTTGGCCTGATTTTGTAGAGGCTATTAATAACGGCTCGATATTTTCAATAGTGACCGCAAGAGGACATAACCCCGAAGTTATTAAAGAATCTGTTTACAATTTGATAGTTTCTAACCATAATGGTATAGACTCTAATGAACTTGTTAAGAATATGGAAAAATATAGAGATATTGTGGGGGATAAAAATACAACTAAAAAAGATATAATTCGTGAATATTTAGACCTTTGCAGATTTTACCCTGTAACTTTTGGTGAAGGTTCTGCCGCCAATCCTGAAGAAGGTAAAATTAAAGCTTTAAAAGATTTTGTTAACTATGTTAAATCAGTTTCAAAATATATAAACAAAAAAGCCTATTTAAAAAATAAAGTAACAAATAGATTTTTACCAACTATTGGTTTTTCTGATGATGATTTAAGAAATGTTGAAAAAGTTAAATCTCATTTTGAAAAAGAACCAGATAATATAATAAAAACTTATTCTACAGCAGGAGGAATAAAAAAACCTTACTAGTTAAGAATAATTTGAAAAAAAAATAAAGTAAAGAGAAAAAATTTATTTGGTGATATTTATAATAAACTAATAAACAAGAAATAACAAAAAAAAACTGAAATGGCTGATTTACTAATGAAAATGCCGATACCGTATGAACCTAAAAGACAGAATAGGTTTATACTTCGTTTCCCAACTACTTTGGGAATAAACGAATGGTTCGTGGAATCAACGGCTAGACCACATATTACTATTAACCCTGTAGAGATTCCCTTCTTAAACACTTCAACATACGTTGCGGGTCGTTTTACTTGGGGAACTATTAACGTTAAATTCCGTGACCCAATCGGACCTTCCGCATCACAAGCGTTAATGGAGTGGGTTCGTCTTTGTGCGGAATCAGTTACAGGTCGTATGGGTTATGCTGCGGGTTATAAAAAGAATGTTGACTTAGAAATGTTAGACCCAACAGGTGTTGTTGTTGAAAAGTGGATATTAGAAGGTACTTTCTTGTCCGATGTTAACTTTGACTCATTAGCGTATAACACCGACGCTTTAGCTTCAATCTCAGCTACGTTGAGAATGGACCGTTGTATACTTGTTTATTGATATTATTTCAGTAATAAAATAAAGAAAATCCGCACCAAAAGTGTGGATTTTTTATTTACTATTTAAAAAAAATAATGTGTTAATATATTTGTAATAAAAGAACATTATCATGGAACCAACAAATGTATACGAAGCTGGAACACAAAATTTTAACCTACCACATGATGTGGTAACTCTACCAACTGGTGGAATTTTTTACAAATCTAAAAAGAAATCAATCAAGATTGGATATCTAACCGCTAATGATGAGAACCTATTAGTATCCGCTAATCAGGGTACTAATGAAGGTATTATTATGTCATTACTTAGAAGTAAAATTTATGAACACGATTTAAGACCTGAAGAGTTGTTAGATTCTGATATTGAAGCTATTTTAATTTTTTTAAGGAATACTTCATTTGGTCCTGAATATAATGTGTCATTAATTGACCCAAAAACCGACAAAAGATTTGAACATACTATTATTTTAGATGAGATAAACCTTAAAAAGTGTGAACATAAAGCAGATGAAAACGGTTTTTTTACAACAAGATTACCAAAAACAGGAGCAACCGTTAAATTAAAACCTTTAACATTTTTAGAGGTTATTGATATTAATAAAATGGCGGAACAATATCCAGCAGGTAGAGTCGCACCTACAGTAACTTGGAGATTAATGAAACAAGTTATTGAAGTGGATGGTAACACATCTCCTGAAATTTTATCTCAATTTGTTAATTCATTACCAATTATGGATTCAAAACATATTCGTAATTTTTTAAGGGACAATGTACCTTCTTTAGATTTAAACCAAACAGTAAAAGCCCCGTCAGGAGAATTGGTGAATTTTAGTATCACCTTCGGGGCTGAATTTTTTCGCCCTTTCTTCTAAATACCGACAAACTTTAATAGAAGAGTTTTATTTTCTTTCTAAATTTATCAGAATGCAATATTCTGAATTTCTGAATATGCCAACATACATCAGAAAGTATATTATTGATAGGGTGATTGAGGATAATACACCTAAAAATGGTTAGTAAAACATAATTTGATGTATTTATATTTAAAATAATGGTTAATTATGTTTGAAGAAAAAAATGCTGATGATAGTTCAAGCTTACTAAAAAAACTTAGAGAATCTGTTAGTTTTGTTGAGGAGGCAGGAAAGGCTTATTTATCAAATTTTGATGCGGGTAGAATCGCTAGTGCGGTTGAACAAGTTGACAACGCTGCGGTAAATATTGCAAAATCTTTTGGTCAAGGTAGAGAGAATGTTTTAGGGCTTTCCCAAGCTATGGCTGGTGCGGTTAGAGAAGTTACATTGCTTGGAGGTAACTTTGAAAGTATTGCTAAAATACAAAAAGAAGTTGGTGAAGGATTAGGTAGAAACTTAATATTAACCACCGATTCGTATGAAAAACTTTTTGCCGCTTCTGAAGTAACAGGTCAAAGCGCTAAAGACATTGTTACATTTTTTAAAGACGCTGGTTTTTCGGCTTATCAGGCTACAGGTCAAATGCAGAAAGTGGTTGATGTTACTCGTCAAATGGGTGTTAATACACAAGTGGTAAGCGGTGTTGTGTTACAAAACATGGATGCTCTTAATAAATATAATTTTGCGGGAGGTGTTGAAGGTTTAGCAAAAATGGCTGGTCAAGCTAGTTTATTAAGAATAAACATGAAAGAAACTTTAAATTTTGCTGAAAAAGTTTTTGACCCTGAAGGAGCTATTGAAGTTGCAGCCGCGATGCAAAGATTAGGTGTTGCCAATTCTGAATTGTTAGACCCATTAAGATTAATGGACATGGCTCAAAACGACCCAGCTGAGTTACAAAATCAATTGGCCAAAATGACAGAACAATTTGTTCAATTAAACAAAGACGGACAATTTGAAATAATGCCTGGTGCTAAAAGACAATTAAGAGAAATATCGTCAGCATTAAATATTCCATATGAGACATTAACCAAAATGGCAATTGGCACCAAGGAACTTGATGAAAAACTTAAACAAATTAATTTTGCTGGTTTTGATTTTGATGAGGCCACTAAAAACGCCATTGCTCAAATGGCTGAAATGGGTGAGGATAAAAAGTTTAAAATTCAGGTAGGTACTGAAAAATTGGACTTGGATGAGGCCATGGTTAAATTCAGAGACGACCCAAAACTATTAGAGGCTTTAAAAGAATCTGCACAGCCAAAAAGTATGGAAAAACTAGCCGAAGAACAATTAAAAATGTCAGAACAAATGGCAAAATATCTTGAATCCATGAGTAATCAATTACCTATGGCTATTGCGGGAACTAGAGCCGCTAAAGGGGCTTTAGCGGCACCTGCAAGAATTGTTCGAGAAGCTTCAAACGTTCTTACAGGACCTGAAAGTTTTAGTATTACAAAATTAACAAAAGGTATTGATGAAGGCGCTAATAAAATATTAACAGACATTAATAAATTAGTCTCAGGTGAAGGGTCTATGACTCAATTGTTAACAACAATGAGTGATGTTGGAAAACAATTTGAAAATTTTACTTTTAAATATGCTGATGAAATGACTGTAAAATATACAGAATCTATTAAAAATTTAGAAGGCGCTAACAACCAATTTATTGACATTCTTTTAAATTCTGCTAATAAAGTTAAAACAATGTTCATGACTGACCAAAATTTAAACACACCACAAACACCAACACCTTTACCACCCCAAACAACTAACCCACAAATGGGTAATGTCAATAACCCAACGAATACACCAATGGGTAATCAACCTAATCAAACAAATACTCAAACTAATAATTCTCCTGTAGATATTAACCTAAACATAACCGCACCACCAAATATAGACACAAATCAATTAGTTATAGCACTTAATGATACAGGTGTTAGAGAAGCTATGGTTACAGCCTTGAATAAAGCCAGAATGAATGATAATTTATCAGCAACAAATCCAAACCCACAAAGACAAATGGTAGTTACAAATAACTCGACTGGGTTAACTGGTATTCCTGTTGCATAATGATAAAAAAATCATTTGGTATCTATTTATATTAAAAAACTAATATGCCAAGTCCGTTATCGTTTGCAAATAGTTCATCTTTTAGAAACGCTTTATTGGCGAAAAATTTGGAACCTTATGATGTACCAGGTGTATACACACCACCATCAGGACCTATTGCTTATGAAACTGAACAATCAAATTTAAATGTTATTGATTCTCCTGATAATTTAATTACCGACGGAGTTTATTCAAATCAACTATACCCATTAAATGAATATGGTCCTAATGGTGGGTTTAATTTAAATATTACATACAACGGACCACCATTACCAGTAAATTCAAATCAAGGTGAATATAGTCCAAATGATACTGTATTAGACTTAGTTAATGAATTCTATATCGATGTCGCATACATTGAAAATAGATATGGACCTGATGGTGGATTTAACGATATGGTTATTATTACTGACATTCAGAATAATAATAAAATATATCAACCATATTGGGACCCCCCAACGTTTGTACCATCATCTTATTCACCTTATAGTATATTACTGTCCTCAAATCCTGTCGGTGATAATGGATTATTGTCACAAGATTCTTATTTAGCCAAATTAGGTGCGGAACAATTAAACTTCTTATTTCAAAAAAGAGTTGATGCTGAAATATTCCAAAACACAATTGGGTTAGTTAATTTAGAATCACTATCAGACCCTTTTGAGGCTAGTTTAATTGTTACGGGTAGAGAACCTTTAGTTTATCAGAATTGGCAAATTACAGTTGCTGAAAATCCAATAGTTGCGGCCGCTGATTTTATTACAAGATTAGGTGGGGCTTATTGGCCTGTATCACCAATACCTGGTGACTACTTTAACGAAAATGAAGTGAATGGTCAATCACAACAAGTGTCAAACGCACTTAATGTTATTAATCAATTAACTGGTGGATTTTTAGGACCGATATTAAATTTAAAAAGAAATCCTTCAGAAATATTTTTAGCAAATACTGGTAATGCTCAAAGGTCTGCGTTGTTTAGAAATATTGATTATAACAAATATCAACCAGGGTATAATCAATTTGGTGGATTGTTGGGTGTTGCTCAAGGTATTGTTAATTTAGTAACAAGTCTAATAAACCCAAATGGTACGCTAGTTGGTGGTTACTATGTTGGTAGTAGAAACGCCGAACCGTCTAATATTACATCACCCGCAAATCAAATACCTGTTAATCCTTATGGACAACAAGTTGAAACTCCTGTTTACGGACCTTCAGAGTTAGGTATTTTATATGAAGGTAATCAAGATACATTAAACTTTGGTTTAGCTGGTAAACCATTATCTGATGGAGGAGGAATAGACGGTCAGTTTGTTTGGACATCACCAAAATACAAAAATAACGCAGGTTTTAAAGCAACCCCTGGCGGTGGTACAGGTAGTTTAGACCCTGAGTTTAATCAGGTTAGTAGTTATTACACAAGAGACGAATCAACAAACTTAGACTTTAAAGAAGGTTCAATTCTTGACCAAACACAAAGATTAATTGATTCTGCCGATAATGTTACAGGAATATCAAGATTAAAACATGTGGGGAATGCAATTAATCAAGTATCCAAAGTATTCAATGATGGATACAAAGAAATGACAAAAGGTTCTCAAGTTGTTTCATATAGAGATTTTACGACAGGTTCTGAAGAGGGTATTGAATATTGTCGTGTATTTACGAAAGATACCCCTTATTATACGTATGCTGACTTACAGAAAACTGATGGTATAACAACATCAGGTAGAAGTTTTTCTTATTCAATATTAGATAATACATACAATCTAAACATCGCTCCATTAAAAAATCCTGGCTCAACTAACATTATACCAAATAACGCCCAAGGTCTTGGAGGATACGCCAAAAAATACATGTTCTCAATTGAAAATTTAGCTTGGAGAACATCAAGTAGACCTGGATTTACGTATGACGAGTTACCTGTTTGTGAGAAAGGTCCTAATGGTGGTAGAGTTATGTGGTTTCCACCTTATGATTTAAAATTTAGTGACCAAAGTTCGGCTAACTGGAATCAACAATCCTTTTTAGGTAGACCTGAACCAATTTATACGTATAAAGACACTTCTAGAACAGGAACCCTATCTTGGAAAATAATTGTTGACCACCCATCAATTTTAAATACTATAGTTAACAAACATTTAAAAACCAACAAAGATAAAATGAATTCTATAATTGATTCATTTTTTGCTGGATGTACCAAATATGACATATATCAATTAGCCTTAAAGTACAATACAATACCAACTAAAGACCTTTATACTTATCAAGAAATATTAAATAACCCCCAATTAACTCCTGAGGAATTACGAAATGTAAAAAGAACCATTCCTGTTGACCAAACAGTTCAAAGTACAGGTGACGGTAAAAATGAGGGTAGTAGTGTTAACGCAGTAAAAGATACTCAATCAACAACTGCACAAGCTTTTGAAAGTAAGTTTAACGATTTAGCTTTTTATTTTCACAACGATAGACCTAATCCTAATTCTAATAGTACAACATCAACTCAAAGTTTTGACGTGACTTTTAATGAGTATCAAAACACATTCTTCCCTGGATACCAATCAAAAGCCGATTCTATATTTAATCCGAACTCTTCGTACTGTAAAAATAATGTAGAATACTGTAGTAAAAATTCAAAAGTTAATGATTTTTGGAATAGCGTTATTTTAAATAACTATAATACTATAACTAATGAAAATGATGGTTTAGTTGCTGGTATTTTTAAATTAGTTAGTGAAGAAAACGCTAGAGTTAATATTGAATTAATCGGTTCCGCATCTGCACCCGCCAGTGCCAGTTATAACGTTAATTTGTCCGCAAGAAGAAATGATTCTGTTAGACAATATTTATTAAACGCACAAAATAAAAAACTAGACCCATTCAAAGATAAAATAACAATTAATGGTAAAAACTTGGGTGAAACACCTGGTTCTTCTGGTTCACCTGAACAAAATGTTATACCTAAATCTTTTGAGAATGGTAATGGTAGTCAAGTTAATTGTAGTCAGGATATAATTGATGGTAGTACAGGTAAAGTAACCTCTAATTCACAAATTTATTCTGTTGACGCAATGGCGTGTAGACGAGTAAAAATTAAAGTTAGTGTTACAATACCTGAAGGTGGTACTAAAACAGATACTAATCAACAAAACACCACAGTAGTTGATGAAAAACCTAAGACAATTGATGAAACAGTACAAGTTAAAAAACCACAACCAACAGTAAGGATTGAGAAAAACCTAAAAGAAGGTATTGGTAAAAAAATATTAAGACAATTACTTTCGGAGTGTGATTATTTTGAGGTTATTGAAAAAGAAGTACCAATGTTGTATGACTCAATAAAAGAAAAAATAAAGTACTTTAACCCTGCTTTTCACTCTATGACACCTGAAGGTTTAAATGCGAGACTAACGTTTTTAAATCAATGTGTTAGACCTGGTGAAACAATACCAATTATTGATGTTGATGGTAAGCCAAAATATAATGATGCAAGAAACACTTCTTTTGGTACACCCCCAATATTAGTTTTACGTATTGGTGATTTTTACCACACTAAAATAGTACCTAAGAGTGTTTCATTTACTTATGAACCATTAGTTTATGACATGAACCCTGAAGGTATTGGAGTTCAACCAATGATTGCTAATGTGACCATGAGTTTTGATTTTATTGGTGGTCAAGGGTTAGCGAAACCTGTTGAACAATTACAAAACGCATTATCGTTTAATTATTATGCTAATACCGAAGTTTATGATGAAAGGTCGGTTTGGACTGATAATTCATTTAAAAAGATTGATGCTAATTTAGAAAAACAAATTTTACAAAACGAACCTTTAACCGATGGTGCCGCAGCCACTGATACACCACAAAATGCTTTTGGTGATACTATTGGTACTATTCTTAATTTTAATAGAGTTGAAGGCGGTGAGACTGGCGAAATTTCTTATAAAACAATAATGGATAAAATGTTAAAATCTTGTCCTGAGTATTTAACAACAATAACAAATCAATTAGAAAGTGTTGTTCTTAAATATAATTATGGTGTTTTACAATTATTAAATCAAAATAGAGTTTATTTTAGTGGTAGTACTTACTCAAATGGACCAAAAACAGAATGTCCTATATACGGTAAACCATTAATAGAGACACCTGGTGGTACCAAAGAAAATGCTTTTACAAAATTATTTAATCAGGCGAATAAAGACATTGACGACGAATCTAACCCAATAATCGCAAATTTAAAAATAGATTACAAAAATATAGAACCAAATGAATTGTCCAATATTAAAACAAATATGAAAAAATATTTGGACCAAGTTAACACCGATTACTCTAATAATATTCAAACTATAATTAGTGAACTTTCAACATACCAACAAAACTTTGTAATTGATTTAATTAAAACTCAAATTATTAATGGAGGTGTGGGTAGTAGTCCTAGTACAACATCACCATTTGCTTTTGACGGTAAAAAAACAGAAAAAGGGACGCCACTAATTTATGGTATTACTGGTACTAGTAAGACTAGTCAGCAACAAGTTGGTCAAACAAGTAGTGATACTTTAGCTGAGTTACAATATGACATAGGTAGGATAAATACATATTTATTAAACGTTAATGATGATTTATTAGTTGAAAATAAAATAATAACTAATAGTTATGAAGACATTGGTAAATTCATAACAGATAATAAAAATTTTAATCAATCTGAACCTAATAAAAGATTTTTTATGATTGCTGCTAGAAATTTTGATAATAAAAATAAATTAGAAGAATTTGAAAATTACGTTATAAATACAAATTTTACGGCATCTAATAAATTAAAAAATAAGTTTAGAAAAGTTGTTGACAAAATTGCTAAAGAATATTCCGAAGAGTTAAGGTATGAAGAAAAAATATTTACTGACTTTAAAAAAAGTAAAAAATTTAAAGATTTTACTGAAGGTGTTGATGAAGAATTATATGCTACGGGAAAAGAAAGAGTTTTGGGGTACACAACGGTATTAAAAGATATTCCAAACATAACTGACCAACAAATAGAAAATGCTAAAACTATGTTTACTAACTTATTTAGTGGTGAAAATATCTTAAAAGATAAACCTAAAGTGTTTATTGAAGACGTTAGTATCGGTAAATTTAACGTTAAATTTAATTAATTATGCCAAGTAGAGATTATACAAATAGATATACTGACTTTATTATTAATGGACAACAAACTGTGGTTCCGTACATTACATTACCCGCAAAAAACACAGATAAAAGATATATCTACAAATTAGGTCAGTCAAGATTAGATAAAGTTTCACAACAATATTATGGTACTCCATACTTTGGTTGGTTAATAATGATGGCTAATCCATCATATGGAGGACAAGAATGGAATATTAGTGACGGTTCTATATTGACAATTCCGTATCCTTTAGTAGCTTCATTACAAGACTATAAAAATACGCTAGAAAACCACTTCTTCTATTATGGTAGATAATAACGAAAATATACTTGTTGAATTTGATTATAATAACATAACAATTGTTGACCCAAATAAAGTAATTGATAGTGAAGGGAAGGCTAAAGAACGTTTTGTTAGGCAAGAAGACTTAGTATTTTATGCTAATTTAGAATGTAAAGTTTTACCTAGAACTAAATTAGCTATAGGTGTTGCTAATAACGACGCGATTCAAACCGTTGCAGTTGCCACTATTAATTTTCTAAAACAAGGTGATAAAGATTTTTTAGATAATTCATATACCGACGAAATTACGGGTAAAGACACTTTAAAAGGTGAGGGTGATAATCAGGTAAATCAAACTTATGTTAAGAATAAAGATAACCCACAAGATTCTTTTATCAGACAAACACTGTCAACAGGAGGTAAACCTGGCGCCAAAGATAATGGACTATTAGGTATAACCTCAATAAATGTTAAACAAGGTTTGGATTTTTTACCCGTTATTAATGTTACGTTGGAAGATGTTAAAGGTCGTGCATTATTTGAAGCGGGTGACAATTCACCTTATGCTGCGTTTTTTAATCTACCTTATCCGTTATTTCATTTGACCTTAAAAGGGTACTACGGTAAGGCGATTAAATTGGGTTTGATGTTACAAAAATTTAATTCTAGATTTGACACTTATAGTGGTAATTTTA